ACCAGCCGAGCACATTGGTGCAACAGTGATGTTGCCTGCGCCAGAGCCGTTGAGCAAGACATCAGCCAATGCAACGAACTGGAACAACGAACCTGTGCTTTCACGGGTCTGTGGGTTAACTGCATAGCAGTCAGCTACAGTGAACACGTCGCCAGCCTTGACGGTGTCGTTTGCACCAGCGCCAGTGATGGCGATGGTTGTCGCGCCTTCCGACGTGACAGCAGCCGAAGTCGAACCGCCGGTTGCGGTACGCGAACCAGTGGTGAACTGCTTGATGGACTGCGACATATTGATTTCGTCGAAACCAAGTACGCCAGTACCCATCATGCCGTTCTTGAACTGCTTGCTGATGGTGTCGGTTGGGTTGAACAAGCCCTTCATGCCTTCGACCAAGCCAGCGTTTGCGGCTGGGTTGACGGTGGCATAACGTGGCGACATTACAGCAGCGTTTTCGTTCAGCTTCTGCTGTGCAGCAAGAAGAACAGCCGAAGTAGCTGGCGTAGTGCCGGGCGTGCCGACCGAGTTACCGATGGTTGCATACGCGTTTGCAACGTCAGCGTCGATGCTGGATGCAAGCTGCGAGATACGTGGCTTGAGAACGCGCTCTGCGAAGTCATCCAACTGCATGGTCAATTCAGCAGTCGTGAAGTTAACGCCGATGTGCTTCTGGTTGGCAACGGTCAGCGTTGTGAACTGCTCGTTGTCGTCCTGTACCTGAAGGGCTGCACCGTCGGTGACAAGCGCACGGTCTGGAAGACGGATACGCAGAGTTGAGCCGATCTTAGCGCCTTCAACAGCAAAGCTGTCGTCGTACTGGCGGTTTACGTTACGTGTAAGCACGAGGTTGTTCTCAAGGATTTCGAGAGCCTTCCGCGTGATCATATCAATTGTTAAAATGCTATTGGACATGGGGTATTCCCTATTTAACGGTTACGTTGTGCCTCGTACTTCTTGATCTGTCTTAGCCGTTCTGCTTCGATCCATTCCGACGTACTCATCGACTTAGTCGAGCGAGGGTCGGTTGTATCGTACTGGCTGGAGCCAGTAGAACGTGCAGTGACAGGAGCAATCGGTGCCGGGGCGGTTGAAGTTTTCTTAACCGGCGGATTAGAAGCCAATCCGGCCTCAATTTTTCCGATTTCCTTTGCTTGCAAGATCGGGTTCAAGCGAGAAATGCGATCAGCTTCTTTGGGGTTGGTGCCTAGCCAGTAAAGCAGGTCAGGGCCAACGTCCGAAGACTGTATGCTTTGTGCCATGTATTCCGTGACAGGCAGGTTAGGATTGTAGGCGACTTGGTCGAAGTCGTCGTATCTATCCCGCGCCGTTTCTTCACGGTCATGGTACTGCTCAAGCAATGCCTGCTGTTCTTTGGCGGTTGCCCGCCGTTCCAGCAACACTTCCGCTTTATGCTCTGCCAAGGCGTCGGCATAATCTTCGTAAGTGTCAAACTGCTCAGGAGTCAGATCGGTTGGCGCTTGCGCCGGTTGCCGAGACTGTGCTTCTGACAGCTTCTGTGCTTGCTCTCGTTCCCACTTGCGTTGTTCTCTCGCAAGTCGCTTGCCTACAATTGCGTCCAGTTCTTCTTGTGAGAAGGTCTTAGATGCTTCCTGTTCAGCAGGCGTTTCCGGCGTCGTGTTTTCTACAGGCTCGATTGCTGCCGTGGCTTCGAGTTCTGGCGCGGAGGCATCCGCTTCAATAGGAACATTATCGTCCATGTTTAACCCTTAAAGAGTTCCTGATGAGCCGCATCAGTACGGTTGTAGGCCAGACTACATCATTTGATGCAGTCTGGCAATATCGTTAGCTAAACGGATTATACGGAACCGGATCGCCAATAAAATATCCAACCCGAATATCTTGAATACGAACTAGCGTGGCAGGGTCTGCGTCAGCGCCCCGACCAATTTGGAAGCGTACCGTGTTGAAATCGTAGTTTGCCGCAAACGGATTGAAGCAGAATACAAGACGGCGATAGCCGTTTACGTTCACTACGTTTGGTACAATGGCTTGACCGTATCTGCCGATGTTGGTCGCATCTACGATGTTGCTGTCGGTGCTTGAAACACCGTTCACCCGTGCGACGCACCATAAATCAGCGTTACCAAACGCAAGGAAAGATATGAACACCGACTTGATCTGTGGAACATCTTGTATCAAATCAAATGATTTTTCGATGTACATTTCGCCAGCATCACCAGTAAACTGTAGATACGGAACAACGCCTGAACTTCCGCCTACCTTAGTGCAGCCTGTGGTAACGCCGCCAGCAGTCCAGCCAGTAGGGGGGAAGGCGTCAATATCTGTATGCTCGACAACCTGAATAGGGTCAAAGTTTCCGTAAAAACCCATATTAGATAAAACATATGCCGAGGCTGGATAGCAGTTTTGCAAACGCGCGCCCGTATTGCCAATGACATCGCACAGCGTTCCGGTATACACCCCAGCAGATTGGTATGAAAACCCAGAGTTATTCATTACAATGTTGTGGACATCGCCGTTGCCCGTTTGAACAATGCGAAGCAGAACGGTTAAAATTCCACCTTCAGGGTCGGCTGCGTAAGTTTGTACGTGTGCGTTGTTTATTGTTACACCCTCTACAGGGTTATCTTGCGTGGTTGACTCAATGCGGATGCAGTTTTGCACCTCTATCTGACTTGGCTCAAACGCAATGCTGTCTAAAAGCATGGCGCGGGTTCTGCCAAGATTTGCGCCCCATATATGAACGCCAGCATGAGCCACAGGAAAACCAAGGCCGGGTGAACTTGGGCTTGGGTTGTCACCAAACAAGCCAACGGTCATTCCGTTAAAGTCCGTAGAACCTGTATTAATTGCCAAAATACCCGTGTGTTGTGCGTAGTATATTGTGGACATATCAAACTTGTTGCTGCTCACGTCGTTATCCGTACAGGCAACATTCAATACGCTGCTGGTAGATGGACGGTTAATGCGGCAATCTAGGACAAACCCGTAAGTCGATCCGACAACGCTCATTTGATCGCTGTAAAATTCAGATGTATTTTCAAGATAAACACCGCAAAATCCGCGCTCTACGAGGCACTCGCGTATAGTGGCGTTGCGGGTTCCCGAAAACAAAAACCCGATAAAATCTTGAAACCCGTTAACACGTTTAATGTGTATGCCGATAGCCGCATTGTATTTATACGAGTTTGCAATCGACCCTGTATTTTGCCAAACTTCAGCAGTACCAAAAATAAATACGGGCTTCGCGCCGTTGTAGCCAGTGTTGCTAGTGAAATACGGGTAAATGGTTGTTCCGCCCTGACCAATTAGCCGAATGTTGTCCGCGCCTATCCGAATAGGTTGCGTGACTTTATATTCGCCGCGGAACATAACATCGCAACCATTAACTTTGTCGCCAATATTATCGACGGCTGGCACAACTAACGAAACAGCGTAGTCAACTGCTGCTTGAATGGCGGCAGTGCTGTCAGCAACGCCCGTAGGATCAGCGCCAAAATCGTCTACGTTAACGGGCGCGCCCGCTATCATAGAATAAGTTGCTTTTGTCAAAACCATTTGCGATCCTTACACGAAAAACGTGGCTGAAAAATTTAGGCTAGGCGATGCGCCTATTGCGCTGGTAGATGTGATGATTGTGGAATACGCAAAAATGACAGAGGATGCATTTAAGCCGTCATTTACGCACACCCCGCCTGCGCCGCCGCTTACCGTAAAGGGAAGGTTTGTGCAGATATTTGAGCCAGCATTAACCGCAATCGAAGTCGAGCCAGTAACAGTGCCAGTGACCGTTACTTGCCGTCCAATTTTAGTGTATTTTCCGGTCGAACCAAATGTACCAACTACAGTAAGGCCCGCGCCCTGGTTGGGCGTCCAATCACCTTCCTCATAGTCATTCAGCAATTCGCTGGTCATGCCTGCCGCGTGCGTGTTTGCGCTGAAGTCGATGCCTTTACCAGCAGTGCCGATTACGAGGTTGTTTGTATGGACAGTAAAGTTTCCGTTAGCGGCGACGGTAGCTAAAGGCGTAAATGTTATTGTATTGCCCGCAGTACCTGACGGGGCTGACTCAAATACGTGCGCCCCACCGTCCTGACGATACCGCATGGCTACGCCAGTGTTAATGTAGGTGTCGTTGCCCGTACCTGTCTTGAGGTAGAAGTTGCTACCAAAATGCGATTGGTTGCCAAACAAAGACATGGTTACGGTGTTTGCGCCGATTTGCTGCGCGCTAATTATGTCGCCGGGGAGATACCAAGATTGCGGCGTTGTGCCGAGGCCCATGATTCCGCCAGACCTTATGGTTGCGGTTTTGGCGCTGTTGTTTGCAATGCTGACCGAATTAGTGGTATCCAAATACATACCGTTAGCAGGCACTGTAGAGCCTGTAGGTACGAAAGCGGAAGCCGACACAGATTTGCCAGCAGTCAGGTTATCAACGGAAACTTTTACTGTTGATCCACCCTGCACAATCGGCAATACTTCAGTCCCCGCAAGAGGGGTACTTGCTCCAGTAAGCGCAGATATTTTCTTGTCAGCCATCTTAATAATTCCTTCTTACGGGGTTGGTGTTTTCACTACAACCCAAGTTCCTGGATTTCCGTTTGCCGTGCAGACCCAACCTGAAAGCAAAAACCCTCCTGATACAATAGGATCAAGCCGTGAAATTCTCTGACCAGCTAACCATGTCTGCGTAAATACGTTAGGGTCATATACGTTACGGGCCAAATTCCAGTTATTCGTGCCGTCATCTGTTATGAAAAGGCCAGTCAAGCTGGATGTCCATGCAATACCATAAGGTTCAGCCCCAGTATTGTTGCCTGAAACTTTCCAATCATCCGCAATTACAGGGGTTGCAGAACCACCAATTTGCCGTGCCAAAACGCCGCTCATCACGTTATTGGATATGGTCAACGCTTGCGGAGTATAGCCAGCCGAACCGTCATTAAACGAAATGCCGTTTTTGACGTTGTTCATGACGTTTCCGTCGATAACGACATTTGTAAGCGTCAACTGAACGCCAGTTTTTAGACCATATGGTGTTATGTCAAACGCCGTGAGCAACTGATTTGCGTCTTCAATTTTGTTGTTGCTAATCGTAATTGCATCGCCGCACGTCAACGCAATTGCTGCGGCTTCGTATGTTGAAGAATTACTAAGGAACAAGTTATCCGCAAGCAGAACCTTTTTGGGTGTATTTGCAAGGTTTACAACTGTTAACGGGTTTTGCGTCAAAAACATATTGTGCGTCACGGTTCCAATGTCCGTAAACACATTGCCTGTTATGTTAATGTTTTCGCTTTCGCCATCCAAAAGCACACAGCGCCCACCAGCATATACAACATTGCCCGTGATTGAAATGTCAGCATTGAAAGACGCAGCGGTAGCTGTGTCTAACGCGCCGTGTATGCCAATGGCATCGTCAGCAACGATATACAGCCTGTTTCCTGAAATGTTTGCCGCAGTTACACCAGTTAAGCCAATGCCTTCCGCTTCCTGCGTGCTTTCAATATCGCAGTTAAGAATTTTAATTTTGGTTGAGTTAGAACTGTCACCAACAGGGCCAGTTACCCTTAGCATCCCGACGCCGCCGACATTGTAGTAGGTGTTGTAAATCCGCACGTTGAAGATAGACACGCTGTCAACTTCGTAAAGCAGAAACACGTTAGCTAACACAGCGCCATTAGCCGTCAAAGTTGTCATTTGAAAATTATGAAAATCTAACGGAGTAGCTTGGTTGTTTGTCACCGTTAAAAAAGCATCTGCAAAAACAGGTGGCGTTGCGGTGGATATGTCCGCAATAAGGTTCAGCCTTGAGTTTACGCCGTCGCCGTAAATGCTGACGGCAGAGATCAGACGCTCATCGCGGATGTTATAAAGTTTGTCCGCAAGGCGCACTGACGTACCCGCCAAAGCCGCTTTATTAAACGCCGCGCCGCCTGTTAAGCCGTCAATCCCCATCCCGAACCAATCAGGATATGCCGGAGCGTTTAGTGTGACGGCGCCTACACCCCCAAAAACATGGTATAGCCCCGCGCTAAAGGGTACGGTTATATCCAGCGCAGATGTAATATTGTAAAATGAAGCTGGCTCAGGGAAATAAATTGCCTCGCCGTTATCAATAGCTGCCTGAATAGCCGCTGTATCGTCAACAATACCGTCGCCGACAGCGCCGAAATCCTTGACCGAAATGTATTGCGCCAGCTTGTCTTCTACGTTGGTAGCGACGCTGCCGGTGAACGGAGGATCATAGCTGACAATAGACGCGTCCACAGCGCCTGTGGTCGTCTGAATTGCGGTGGTGAACTTCACTTCCCCGCCGACGTGTACGCCAGACGTAAACGTCACGGTGTTGCTGTCCGTTTCCAGATAGCTGTCGCCGACATACTGGTTCACGCCGTCGATGTAGACCGTCAGCGAGTTAGTGCCGGGCGTGTAATTGATCGTCGTCAAATTGAACACAGTCTGGCCTGCTGTGGCCGTGATGACTTCTTCCTGAACCGTGTAGTTGACGAAGTTGGAGTTGACGCCCGTGATGTTATCGTAAGTGCCAAGCAGGCTGCCTGTCGCTGTTTCGATGACAAACTTGTAGACCAGACCGTCAGTCAGCCAAATCTCACCGCCCGGTACGCGGCCCGCGCTGTCCAGAATGATGGGGTTTGCGTGCGGCGTAACGCCAGAGGCGCTGGTGTATGACGCCTGCGGTGTAGTTGTGCCGGCAGCATAAGTGTAAATCTTGCCGCCTGACAAAATAACACCGTTATTGTCAAAAAATTGTGCTGCAAAACCGCCGATGGGTGAGGGGGTTACTGACATCTAATTACTCCAGCAGCAACAAACCACCGTCCTCTTGGACGAGGTTGTCACCTATTTCAGTTAGCAGATTGCCTTGCACGGTCGCGTCAGCGTAGCCAGACAGGAAGCTGATAATGCTTCCCAAGCCTAAAGCGATACCGTTACGGAGCGCGCCGCCAAAACCCATCTATCAGTTCCGGTTGATTGGCTTGGCGTAAACGGTGCCGCCTGTTGACACTTGGATCGCGCTTACGCGCCACGGTGCGCCAGTGGTGTTGGTTGGCAACACGAAAGGGATTGGCGTGAACGGTGGGATCGGCGTGCTGGCGGTCGTAGCAACAGCGCCGACGCCGACTTCGACGTAGCAGGCTTGGTCAGACCAAACGACTACGCCTTGCGCGCCGGGCGCCCATGCGGACGTGTTACCAGCGGTGCCAGTGTAGGCTACGCTGTACGCAGGATAATCAGCTTTGCTTAGTGGGTTTAACAGTTCCATAGCGCGTCCTTATGCGAGAAATTTCAGTTTATACAGCGTGCTGTAATACAGGCCAAAAATCTCGTCGATAATGTTTTGGATTGGGGTGCAATCCTTATCGACGACTTTATACCGCATTTCCATCAGTTCGTCTACTTGACCTTCAAGAAACTCGACAATGTTGTTGGTTTTCTTAGCCGACATGAGCGAAATAGGGCCAATTAGGCCATATTTTCCCTGATAGGCTTCGGCGAATTTGTCCGCCAGTTCGATCACTTCGTCGTAAAACTCGTTCAAAGCGGAGTGCTTCGCAAAGCTGCGTGTGTTCAGATGCGTCGAATGGGCTACGTCGCGTGCCAAAAACAGTGTTCCTACAAAATCAGCGCAACTCATTACATCATTCCTTCAGGCGATTGGCCGGGTTCTTCTGGCGGTGCCATTGCTTCTTCCATACCCATTTCTGGCATTTGCTGCATCTCAGGCGCTTCTTCCATGCCCATCTCAGGCATTGGTGGCTGCTGGGGCTGCATCATCTCTTCGTCCATCTGAGGCTGCTCACGCATCTCAGGTGCGCCGCCGATCAGGTCGCCTGTGTCCATCGCCGCTGCGATTGTGCCCATGACGATGTCTTGGATTTGCTCAGGTGACATACTGTTCTGAACCGCAGAAATGCGCTTCGTTTCGGCGTCGTAGGCGTCTACCTGCGCCTTATACTCCTTGATGTCCACTTCGCGCTGTGCGACGCTGTCCTGAACATTCTGGATGATGTCTGTCATCCGGTTCAGTTCCTGCGTCATGGCTTCCATCTGCTGCTGTGCGGCCATCATCTCAGGCGACTGATCGCCTTCCGACAATACCTTCGGATCAAGGATTTTCTTGAACCGTTCCGCCATTTCCTGCGCGCCGGGCCAATCCATGTTCTTGATGAACAAATCGCCTGCAACCGACCAAAGTGCTGGGTTGGACTGCAAAATCTGGCTCATGGCGTCGAGGGCTTCTTGACGTTTCGTCATGTAGCCGGGGCCAGTTGTGACCATAACGTCGTAAGTACCAACGCCGGGGTTGTAGACCTTTTCGATCAACGCACCCATTTCGTCACGGATTTCCTTGACAGGCTCTTTCTGCGTCGGGTTGAACTTGACCATGTCAACGTCGCCGTCAACACCGATGATGCGTGCGATGCGCTGCGTGTCGTAAATCTTCGGTATCAGGTCTACGATCTGGCGTGTAATGTGCCGGATGGCACGCGCAAGGTTGTCTACGTAGTGATACGTACCGACATCACCCTGCTTTTCACGCGCTACGATGGCCTTAGCCGACCGTTCGTTGCCCTGTTGACCCAGCGAGGCGTCATACTGGCCTGTGGTGGCCTTAATGTCCTCACCAGCACCCATTTTAGCCTGTATTAGACCCGTTTGAGGTAGTGGTGGGGCCGCACGTTGCGGCAAAGGTAGAGCGTTGCCTGCACCGTCTGTGACGTCGGGGTTGACTTCCAAATAGGGCCAGTTGGTAGTATTGGCGGTTTTCCACTGCTGTTCGTAACCTTCAAATTGGCCTCCATAAGCAATAAATGGCGCTTTTGGTGCCAGCGCCAGCATTTCTGCCTCTTGGCTGGTCCAGTAGTTGTACATACGCTGGGCGTCCTTGGCGTTACGCACAAGGCCAGAGATGTACAGCTTGCCTTCGACTTCCCATTCGTTACCAACAACGCGCACGACAGGTATCCACTTGCCGGGCCATTCGCGTTCGTCGAGAATGTCAAACCCATTGGTCTTCATCCACATGACCTTTTGGCGGTCTACTTCGCGTGAGCGAATAGGCTTACCAAACATCATCTGCAAATTGGCGTCTTGCGGTGTGCCTTTGAAAGCTGTCTGATTGTCTGGATACAGGTTCAGTGTGGCTTTTTCATACGACTTGTAGAAGTATTCCGCGATGCGGATGGTGTCTTCAGCCAACCATTGCGCCATGCTCTCGTTACCAACGCCCTGCGACATGATGGTCGAGACAGGCGATGCGTCTGGGAACATACGCTCATAGTCGGAAATTAGGATGTCTTCGGTGACAAAGCACCATTCAGCGTCTGCGCCGCATGGGTCTTGGATCGTTGGGTCCATATAGACGCTGAACGCGTTGCGGACACGCGCGATGCGGATGTCTTGGTCGAAACTCTCTTCGTTGCAATACTCAGTCAGCAGGCGAATATAGCCTTCGCCGTAGGTGACTTGGTTGTCGCAGGCGGTGTCATAGGCCACATCGGCGTCTGACATATACTC